CCCTCAAAACTTCGTCAAGGACACCCACTCGACACCCCTTCTCATTGTTCTCAACTCAATGTTAATACTTCTCTCAAATGGCGATATACGTCTAGATCTGATCATATTAACACTTACCTTGAAAGTACTCAACCACCCCCAATTGAAACCCCCGCCCCCCAAAACTTATTTCCTCTTGTAGCCCAAGGTAAAACACGCAATAACAAACCTAGCGTTTTACCGTCCTACTTTAGTCGACCCAGTCCTACCCTGTGGAAACACACCCACCTTTTCAAGTATAAATTTGACAAAGATTTCAATGTTCACTATTGTTTATCTGTTCTTGCTCATTTTCAATTTGATTACGATGCAACCGCCCAATTTTTCCTACAATCTAAGTTCTACATAGATTTACATGGAAAGAAAATTAATTTCATTCCTCCATCATGTCACCACATGCACTTTGAAACCTTAACTCTCCATGGCCTTGATTTTACTTATATAGACCACCATGAAATGCGCAAACTTCTCAGAGTTCCCACCGCTCAAATGTGGGAGAGTCTGAGTTCCGTAACTGATTTAGCTAAGAAAGCTCATAAAGATTATGACTACTTTGCCGGTGCCAATGGCGAAAGAATTGAAAGAATAGTAACTGCAATAGACAAAGCCACTAATATTGCAGACGTTGCCGCAGACAAAACTTCAACTATCCACAATGCTCTTACTAGTTTGGAAAATTTCCAGAGCTGGTGCAAAGAAAATATACTCGATAGCACTTTCTGTAAAGTGATGATTAGTATTGCTGCTGTATCCATATGTCTAACTTTAACTCAAAATGTTGCACAGACCTTTTTAACTCTTATTGGAGTTGTGATTAACCTCCCAACTTCAATTGTGAATCTCATCAATTATTTCTACACCTCAAAAGAAGAAATTGTTGCTCAGGCCGCCACCTCAACCACCACAATTTTTGCCAACATCATTTGTGTCTTATTAGCTGCATCCACTTCTCTCGTTACTTCCCCCAGTCAAACCAAAAATTTTGTGGAAGCTATTTCTCCACTTAGATCAGTCTCTACTCTCATGAGTTTTTTCACCAGTTGTGTGGATCCCATAATACAAGCCTTTCTTGTACACGTTGTGGGAGTTCCAGCAGTTGATGATTTAAATACTGCTGATGCCAAAAACGTTTCTGAAGCCATAGAGTTCTATAACAGTAGAATGTATAATTATCCTGCTGTTATTGGACTTAATGGAGCTGATAAAGCTACACTTGCTAAAAATGTAGAGACGCACTACTTGAACTTAACTTTCATTTATGAGAGATTATGCGCCAAACCCTCTACAAAAGTTTTACCTATTTGTTCTGCTATTCAGTCGTATGTGACTAAGTACCAAAAATTTATAAATGATGAGCCATCTCTTGGTCTCTCAATTAATGTCAAAGTATCTCGAGCCCCATTCACTGTTATGATCTTAGGCCATCCAGGAGTTGGCAAATCTTCAATTTCTAACGAGATTGCTAGAGTTTGCTATACTAGCGATGGTCTTGAAAATTGGGACCAAAGTCAAATTTATCCCCGTACCACCTCCCAGTATTGGGAAGGCTACCACAATCAACATTGTGTTAGATTTGATGACTTTGGTTCTATGCAAGATACTGCAGGTAACCCCAACCCTAATTATTCAGATTTGATCAACCTTGGTGTTGACGGTCTGAAATCTTTAAATATGGCTGATGTCGTAGGGAAAGGTAGAACTTTCTTTACTTCAAAACTCATTGTCCTCACTGCTAATAACAAATTTAATCCAGTAAGTCTTACCAATCCTGAAGCTATACCTAGAAGAATTCATCAAGAATGGGAAGTTTATTATGATCTTTCCACTCTCTCCGATGATGACAAGTCCCTTTACTTCATCACAAGTCCTGAAGGAAAGTATTCCATAAAGAGCAACTGCCCTACGGAAGTTTATCTACAAACTTTTAGAGCCAAACTCTTAAAGTTGCACGATAGTTTTCCCAGCTCTCCTGACTTCCATTTAAAGGAAGGTGAATCTATCCATTTCTTAAGATGGGTCGATGCCGTTAAAATGCACTACACTGCTCATCATCAACCCAGCACCCATTCAACTGCCATAACTGATGCTGTTAACAAGTACTTAAGCATTCATGATAATAAATTCGCCGGTCCACACGCTCAAGGTGGAGCCTATTCAACTTTCTTTGAAGTTTCTGACATTATTTTTAATGATTGTACTTACACAACCGCCCCCCAGAGAGCTACTGCCATAGCATCTAGTATGGTTAATATAGGTGTTGCTGAAATTAGCCCACACTATATCGCCATGAAAGCTCAATGTACAGCTCTGCTCACCAAAATCAGCGCAGCTCTCGAAAAACTCTCTAACTGTGTAACCAGTGCCTCTTATGAAATTTGGATGAAACTTAAAGTTGGTTTTTATCTCTTAACCCTCAATGTGGAAGCGTTCCTTGACCAATATGGTTGGGAAGTTCTCTTATCCATGGGAACTGCCATGCTATTTGCAATATCGTGTATTACAATAACTATTGGTTTGTCAGTAATAGCCAAACTTGCCACTTCACTTTTCTCTGGTGATAATAACACCTCAGACTCAACTTGTGTTTCTCAAGAATATCGTAAAGGATATAGACCTAGGAATGTAAGTAAGAGAGATCGAAGAGAAATGAGAGATTTATGGCGAGATGCCTATCTTGACGAACTTGACAATTATGATATCAATCCAAACACCCATTATAATCAGAGTCCCAACCCTGAACCTCCTGAAATCCTCACTCCAGAGGAAAGTGATCAATTTTCAAAAGTTTTAACTTCCTTTGCCCAAAACACTTTTCAACTCTATATAGTAAATAACGCTGGTAAAGAGATTAAAATGGGCTCCTGCATTTTCATTGGAGACGTTCATTTTATAGTTCCTTGTCACACTTGGAAATCTATTTGCTTAAAGGAAAAATATAGACTTGGCCATTCTGGTAAGTTTGCTCACTGGAAGACGCTGTCGATCACCCGATTGACTGCAAATGAAGATGTAACAGAACTTTTTGATAATAACGGACACCCCACTGATGTCGTTATGGTTCGAATTTCTGAACTTGCTAGCAGACCCTCTATCATAACACACTTTCCAACTGAACAACAATGGAAAGGAATGGTTAACTCAGCAAGCGATCTTATTTTGCCCTTTACTAGAGTTAGACCTGATGGAACAACTTATACTGCAGTCAGCCCTGGCTATGAATCTTCTTTTAGAAACTCTCACATCACTTATTTAAATGGTTCCACTGGAATTACTCTCAAAAGATATATTAGTTATAAATCCTTTAGTGCTGGTGGAGATTGTGGAACTGCTATTATTGGCAGTGATACAAAACAACCTCGTATTCTTGGATTGCACACTTTTGGTAGTGGCAACGAAGAAGATTGCACTTTATCCGGTGGAGCCTTTGTTTCACAAGAAATGATCAAAAGAGGTCTCTCTCACTTTAAACCATCGTGTCAGAGTCCTGCTCTTCACACAGAAGAAAACCCCTATCTACACTTTTATAACTCTACTATACCTACAGTAGCTATTGTTTCTGAAAAGAAATATGTGCCGCACACTGATCGAAAAACCAAGATTAAACCCTCAATTTTGCATAACAAGATTCCTTCTTGTCAAGCGAATACTGCTCCCGCCGCTTTAAAATCTGTTAAACTTCCTGATGGAACTACCATAGACCCATTTGTAGCTGGAACAACGAAAATTGATACACCAAGTGTTGTTTTACCCAAAAGTAAATTCAGAAGACTGATCAAGCTATATGAAGAGAAGCATCTACGTTCCTTCTCTCATACCACAGGCCCTCTCTCATGGGAGAAAGCTTGTTGGCCCGATTTCGAAGTTTATCGAAATAGCTCTGGCATTAATTTGTCATCCAGTTCTGGATTTAGTCATTCAGTTGGCAATGGAAAGAAAGATCTAATCGGAACCCGCAACGATTGGTTTATTGATCCTCACCTCTTACAAAGACTCACAGGTTTTGTCTCTGCTGCAGAGCAAAATGAAACTATAAAGCTGCCTTTCGTTGAAACTATGAAAGATGAAAGAAGGCCAGTGGAGAAAGTTAAACTAGGTAAAACTAGAACTTTTTCTGCTGGCCAGATTGAATTTGTCATTCTATTCAGAGCCTACTTTTTACCGATACTAGATTACCTTAAGACGCACAGAATTTCAAACTGTGTTGCTATAGGCATGAATGTTTTTAGTAAAGAGTGGGATCAGATTGCCCATATATTTTCCAAGTTTAGTAAACCTGCAGTAATTGCTGGTGACTTCTCTTCCTTTGACGCAAGTTTAATGCAAGTGTTATTGGAACTCATCGGCGATATGCTTATAGGTGCATTTAATGATGGAGAAGCTAACAAAAAAGTTAGACAAGCCCTTTGGTCTAACATTACTCATAGTTTACGAATTTCTGGACATTGGGTCTTAGCGTTTGGTAGAGGTAACCCTTCAGGTTGTCCTATCACTGCTGAACTCAACTCCCTCTATAATTTATTCGCTACAATGTACGCATATTCCTTGGTTTCAGATCAAGTTGAGAATTTCTTCAAAGATGTCGATTTCTTGGCCTACGGAGATGACAACTTAATTCAAATGAATCCAGATGGACACTTCACTATTGCTGACTTAGTTGATGGCTATGCTAAAATGGGCATGATCTATACGTCCACGGATAAAGATGGACCACCTGTACCTCAATTTATTAATCAAGCTTCTTTCCTTAAAAGGAGCTTCGTTTTTGATAAGGAGAGAAATAGGTGGGTTTGTCCCTTGGAGCCCAAGACTATTGCAGATATGATCAACTGGACCAAAGATGGTAAAACAGTAACCACAGCCCAAGTAGTGGAAACAGCTCTGTTTGAACAATCTTTGCATGGAAGAGAAAAATACAATCAACTCGTTGGCGAATTCAAGCTGGCTTTCAAAAATCCTGAATTGGAAGCTGTTGCTAGACGAGTTCAAATTTTAAGTTATGAAGGACAACTAGAGGCCTTTCACTCTAGAGGATCGTGGTCAGCACCTGAAGACTATGATCCTGACATTTGGTTATAATTTGTTATGCCACAGTGACGCTAACACTGTAAATAAAAGCGCATTGAATTAGAGTTTTCTGAAAAGGCTCTCTTTCTCTTATCATTATTTTCTACAAAATTTCCTTTCTTTATTTAAATATCGCTTTAAATGAAGGTGATATTTATCTTAAATTTTATTCATTTACCAACTGATTTGATTTCTCTAAACAGATTCAAATCTTTTATAACTATGTTTAAACTCAGTTCTCTGTACTGCCTTACAGAGACGCACAATGATCCCTTATCTTTCAGTGAGCCACGGAACTAGCTTACTAAAAGTGTGGATAGTGTATGAAGTGGAGTCAATAGACTACAGTTAGCAGTGTGCCACTTAAAATCCAGGCTTGCTTTCGTTCCTGAGCTCTATCCTATTGAACTAAGATAGAAGCTACATAATACCCGTTCAAGTAATAACACAAATTCAAAAGATGTAGATACAGCATTAACCCATGTATCCCCCAATCAACGCGGAACTGTTTCCAGTTCTTTCTCTAATCCCCAATTCGACAATCTTAACATTTGTAGAATGTTTGATAATGGGTTGTCTTACAAAAGACAATCTTTTCCCGAACAGTGCTCTAAACCTCCCCCAAACACAACTTCTACCTATCATATTTCTGTTGAAAGTTTTCTGTCCCGTCCTGTACTTCTTGCTTCTTATACTATAACTAACACATCCCTTTATCTTGGTGCTGTGAATGTTGGTATGTTCTTTGCTCACCCCATGATCCAAGATAAGATTGCTAATTATAGATTTTATCGTGGCAATATGAATTACAAACTTGTTCTCAATGCTAGTATTCAAGCTTTGGGAAGAGTAATGATTCTCAGCAACCCCTACTCCAGTTTAATAAACGCCAACCGACAAACACAACTCACTCATACTAAGAATCAGCTCACATGTTATCCACATGCTGAGTTGGATTTTGGTTCAGGAGAGTCTGTCACTTTCAAAGTTCCTTATTGCTCCATGTACCCACAATCTCCTATCAATGATACTGATTGGAGTAAAGCCGAACTTTGGATGTTAAATACTTTCGCCGGCCTAACAGCTGGAGAAAGTGCAGTTCTTTCAGTGTACGGTTACATGGATGATATTTCCCTTGTTATCCCCAGAGCCCAATCCGCTGATGCAGAAATGGACTCCAAAACTGATAAACCCATTTCTGGTGCCCTAAGTAAACTCTCTGACTTTTCTAAATCTATCGAATTCATTCCAATAGTAGGTAAATATGCTATTGGGTTGACTTGGCTCTCAGATTTGGCTTCAAAAGTTGCTAGCGCCTATGGTTATTCTAAGCCCCCTAATAACTCTTCAGTCAATTTTATCAACAACATTCCAGCAAGAGCTTACACCCATGCAGATGGTTGTGATAATTCTGTCAGTCTGTCTCTCAAACCCAACAACAAAGTGTCAGTTAGCCCATGTAACTTTGGTGTGTCTACAGACCCTCACTCTCTTCTAAATTTCTTGTGTAGAGAGCATATACTTGCTCAGTTCCCCATCACTCCGTCTGATGCCACGAACACTATACTCTATTCCCTTACTCTCAACCCTACCGGTCTCAAACAATCTTTGTTCGCTACTACTACTGATTTTTTCAACTTCTACGCCTCCTCCCTCGTC